CCAGCAGTTGAAGGCAGAGTTAAAACAACCGTCCTGTTAGGAGCAGTACCAGAGATAGTTCCAACTGCGTTGATAGTAAGCTCATGTGTTGTTGTACCGACTATCTTTATCTGTTGCCCATAAGGATGGGACAAAACTATCGGTGATGTATAAGCGTGAACCCCGTCAGACAATTGAATTGTCACATAGGCGTCACTTGTAATAACTGTTCCTTGAAGTGATTGCATGGCCTTTGTGATAGTGGCCCACGGTGAGCCAGACGAACCATCACCAGTTGTATCATTTCCGGTTGTGCTAACATACAAGGTGGTGTCTGTGCTGATAGTGGTTCCACCGCTGCCACCTGATTGTGCAGCAACTTCAAAACGATTGTTTGTAGCCGACCAAGCCAGAACGTCTGCTTCATTAGGGGTGCTTCCACTGTAGCTTGTAATGTAGCCGTTAAGAGTCAGAGAATTAGCTGTTATATTCCCTGAAACGGTCAGATTATCTTGTACAGCTACTGTCCCACCAGCATTGATAGTTAAAACCGGGGAAATGGTGCAGATGGTGCTGACATTCAGAGATGTAACTATCTCTACCAAGTTTGCGTTAAGCGTCAGTGTGCCTGCATACTCAATGGCCGGAACTGTTAAGTTACCAGTCATTGCTCTGGTGCCGTCCACCAACAAATACTGAAGATGGTCATCGTCGCTCAGGCCACTTAGGCTGCCGTGGTGGCTCGCCGAACTCGACCCCGCTGCCGAATCAACATCAAAGCGATAGTCGTCAATCTGAGTGATTGTATAATATGGAGACGCAGTCTGACGCTGCATGATTATCTTGGCTATTGCTTTATGCTCTGCCGTTGGCAGGTTCGCCAAATCAAGATCAGCAAGCGTGTTGTTCTCTTCAGCCTCTGTAAGCGTACCTCCGTCTGCTTGACCAGGGATCAGGTAGATAGGGTGGCGACGGTCGGACGACGCGAACACCCAGTAGGCGAAGTATCTGTTGACGCCTACCGGGTCAAGATTCCAAGCGGTGCCATTCCAGGTGTTTATCCGTGGTATGTTGCTTGTGATAATACAAGGCACTGTAGCAGTGTTGCTGGACAGCCAGTTGCCACTCGCACCAGTTCGGTATAACGTCCATGTGTCGAGCGGGGTCAGAGGCTGTTGGAACCACGGTGGCGGTGTCGGGGACGTTGCACCATCAGTGATGGTGATCTCGATGTCTTCGTCATAAATCTCGCCTTCCGCCACATTCAGCACGAGATTGTCAGGAGTTGAAACTCCAAGTCCTTCTGACCACCGTGTGCCGAAAGTCTCGTGAAGATACTCGTGCATCTTGGTGGAGAAGCTGTGCCCGTGGAACTCAATCGCGCGGGTAATCATGTCGGCTTGCGCGACGCTCCAATAACCAGCGGATACTGTGACTTCGTTGTGGGTGCCCCCCTCAACGTGGATGTCCCACGGTGTGTCGCTGAACACCAGCGTGTCTGACGAGTCTAGGATCAGATACTTCGGACCTTCGGTATTGTTCAGCGTGGCTTGCTTGCTGGTGTTGGCGGTGAAGGTGTGCTTGACGCCTTCGATCCAGTAGTTAGTGTCAGCGGACGCCGAGAGCGTGGCTGTGTAGTTGGCAGTGTTCAGGGTGAGGTTAAGGTTGTCCCAGGCGTCAGCGTCCCAGCCGGTCTTCAAATGGCTGTACTGCGGGAAGGCGTCCGGCGTGTCTGTGTTGATCCAGTATTCGTTGTCGGCGTCCCAGATGATTGCTTCGCCGCCAGTGAGGGCGGCAGTGTTGATGCTTACATCTGCGCTCTCTGCTAGGGCATGGATGACATCAGTCTTGAAGTAGATGACACCATTGTTGGCGTCAGAAACCAACACCACACCGACACACCATTTGTGCTGCGGAGGCGAGGGTTCGACGTTCGTGTAACCACCTGGATTGGCATAGTCGGCCCAAAGACGGTCGCCTTCGTTCCATGACGAAGTATCGACATCACGCACCAGCCCGGTTAGTGTGATGTAACCGTTGCTGTTGTGGTCGATGCTCTCGGTTGTAATCCCACACAGCTTCTCGTTGACGTTTGGATCGAACACTTCGATCTTTGGGCGGTTGGCTTGCGCCCCGTTGATCGTAATGAGTGTGGCGTTGTTGATCGTACTGCCGGTGGCGTTGCGAACGCGAGTGATCTGCTCTTGGCCGATTTGCAGGTTGACGTTCCCGCCCGGCATCCCAACTTCCAACGTGCCGTCGTCATTGTTCCACTGCAAGCGACCTTCGGCAAAGCCGTCAGTGTAGGATGTGTTGAACTGGATGTAGTTCGGGTTGTTGACAGTGTTGACCGTGGCGTCACAGCACGTAAGATTGCCAGTGACCGTCAGGTTGCCCGTCAGGTTCAGCGTCGCCGTATCAATAGTCGAGACTTCCAGCGCGTCTGCGCTGTCAAGCTGCTGGTCAAGACCAGCAATCAGGACTAATGGTTTGTAGGACGTCATAGGACGGCGATCTCGTTGATTTCGATGTCAAGTTTCGTTGTGGTGATAGCAATACCGCAGGATACAATCACGTCTCCGTCACCAGTAGGAGGAGTGACCGACATTGTTCCCTTTGCACCTGTTAGGTAATAAATCTCCCCAGGTGTCAAAAACTGTGTGCCTATTACAGTTGTCCAATCGGCTTGATTTATAGTACCACTGCTAAGTACATTTACCGTGCTGTTTGCTGTAGCACTCGTTTCCGCCAACCCAAGAACATGTGCAGTGGCAAGATCGTCTGCGTCAGCCAAGTTAACAGTATTGTTTCCAGAGATATAAACAGGCTGACCAATTGATACAGCTTCATTCGCTGTTACAGAATACCTGTCTAAGTAAGTGTCACCAGTTCCAGGTGTATGATAGCCGTCAAGGGAAGCGTGAACAAAATCCGCTAGATTAACTGTGTCTTCGATCCCGCGAGCCTTTTCCATTATCTGTGAGGCAGATGAAACAAGGCTCAAAGAATGCGTAGCAGGATCACTGCCATGATTATTATGCCAATCGGCATCTTGATCTAATACCAAAAGGCTTTCTGAAGTGTGATTCCAATCTCCGATATAGCCCAGAGAGTCTTCCAATAAGAGGGTAGAGACGACTGTTTCGCGCTTTTCAAGCAGTCCGACGCCGCTTGAAGACAAGGGCACGAAAGGCGTCGCGAGTCTCATTGGATATTTCATTTGTATGTGCTTATGTTGAGTTCCGCGCTGGCGGCTTCTTCAATGAATCGAATTTTACGGAGGTCGCCTACATAGAAAATACTTTCACCAGCATGAATCCTAACACCTACATTAGCCGTTGGATCAACCCCATCGTCTCGCCATCGGACATTTTGTTTTAGGCACTGGATTAAAGCAACACGTCCGTTGCCTCCACCGATGCCAGCGGCTGAAGCTAGAGAAGTCAGTTGATAATAACCATCAGGCTCGACGGTGGCTTCACTAACGAACGTGGTCATATGAAACTCCAGAGGAAAAAGCCCGGTGGGCGGGCGACCGCCCACCGGGAGCTATCGAGAAACGGGCAATTGCCAGTGGTTGCTTAGGACAGCAACACGCAGCCGAGGTTCTCGTCCAGCAGAGCAACACCGAGCAACATATCCAGGGTCACCTTCGTACCCTGTGTGTCGATGTCGTACTGCATCGCGACACGCATGGCAAGGTCATTGTAGACCCCAACCGCTGCCTGGACGCCCAAGGAGTTGGCCGGAACCGCCAGAGGACGGCTAACCAAAGCCAGAGCGTCACGGGTGAACGCGAAGTTCAGCGAGCCGTGCGGGCCGGGGAAGGCCACATCGTTGTTGGCAATAGCGGTCGTCAAAGGACGATCCAGCCATACGTAGACGCAGGTCGTGTTGACGCTCTCAACCTGCACAATAGTGTAGGTGTGACGAGCCGTTCCGGTTCCGAACGCCAGCAATTGGCCGACCACCGGGGTCTTGTTGGCCGTGCAGCCGTCCAGACGGATCTTCTTGTCGTAACCAGCGGCATAAGCCGTAATGCTGGAGTTGGCCGAGGTGTGACCAGCGAGATCAACATCACAAGCGTTGAAGGCATAGCCAACGGCGTTAGCGGACACGGCGTGAGCGTACTCATCAACCAAGGTGATGCCAGTCGTCGAACCAGAGCCGGTGTGGGCGCTGATCACTTGCACAGTCTGATCACCAGTAAACCACACGAACTCGCCGTTCGTCACTTCCGTAGCGCTCGTGCAAGCCTTGTTGCCCGTGTCGCCAGCGGCGGCACCAGCAGTGTGGTTCAACGTGTTGATGTCGGCTCCGCTCAGCGGAACGTACGGCACGTTCTGATCCATGAAAACGTCAAAGCCGAGGATCTTGCCCAGACGAGCGCTCTCCAGAGCCGTACCACCATCACCACGCTGATTGGCGGCGATGAACAGTTCGGTGGACAGCATGCTAGTCTCAGCGTAAGGGCTGACGACCAGATTGCGGCCATTCACATACGCCTTGTTGACGTTCATCACTTCGCGCGCCTCAAGGATATAGTCCTTGGCGTTCGAGCTTGTCATGCCAGCCAGCTTGCCAGCCTGATTGGCCAGCCAACGATGAACCTGACCCAGAAGGATCACGTCAACAGCGCTCGCCATTTCCTGAGCGGCAGGCTGCATGTAATACTGAATCAGTTCCTTGAAGGACAGCGACGCTTCCTCGTCCTTGATCGTGAACGTCACGTAGACGTGCTGGTTCAACGGAACCTGCACGTTCGTGCTCTGGGCGTCCTGATTCTCGACGCTATCACTCTGAGACTTTCGACGGAAACCGAATTCGGTAGGCCGACGAGTATTGACCACATCACCGTAAGCAGCCACCATCGGGCTGAAATCGCGGTGTACCAAACCAGCCATGACCATGTTCTCTTCGAGAATGGCCAAGGATTCGTTCGCCCACAGTTCGGGAATGAGGGCATCGTTGTCGTTCGCGTAGCACAGGAACAAGTTCATTTTGAACTCCCTTATAGTTTTCGTGAGTAAGTTTGTAAGACTGACTCCCAGGATTTTGTTGAGCCGCGCGTCCCTGGTCTACGCGAGGCAAAAAACCCGGTCTTCCCGGTAGGCCCGATGGCTTGGAGGCGCGGACAACCAAGCTGGGCAGCTAAACGCTATCGTGCGCCAGGACGGCGTCGAAGCCCGAGCTTCTCGGGATTCTCGCGTCGAAGACGCATATACTCTTCTGTAGTCAAATTCTTGACATCCAGGTCATCACTATTGTAGGACTTTCCTTGCCCTGCTCCAACACCGCTAACAACATTGCTCTTGAACAAGTTGCCATACATTTTTGGCAGTTTCTTCATCCGTTCAACAGCATCCATAGGTGTTCGCAGCGTCTTGATCTCTTCGCCTGTTTTTTCATCAACATCAGGGAAGTCAATCATTGGGACAAGACCGCCTCCTTCAAGCTCTTTCAAAACAGTGAAAGGCTTCAGCAAACCAACAATCTGTTGAGGATTGAAAGCGTCGGCTGCTCCAGCAGCGTCTTGAAGCGAACGCATGACTTTTTCATCACGGTAAAGTTGCTCCCAGCGTTCAGCACGAGCGGTGGCCGTCTTCAATTCGTTTTCGTACTTCTCGGCGGCTTGCTTTCGTTCAAATTCAGCCTGCTGCTCCTTCGTCCGATAAGTTTTTTGCAGGTCTTCTAACTGCTGCTTCAATTCCTTCCGTTGTGTGTCAGTGAGGCTTTTGTCTTGTGCAAGCGATTCCAGCTTCCCTTCCAGTTGCTTCATCTGAGCTTGATGCTTGCGTTTATCTTCTGCAACAATTCGATTCACATCATCTTGTGTGAAACGTGCGTCCCCACCACTGTTACCGCTTGAACGGTCGCCTGCACCGGAACCTGTCTGGTCACCGCCAGAACTGCCGTCATCGCCTTCTCCGTCAAAAGAAAGGAACAGTTTTGCAATTGGGAATGCGTACTTCATAATACCTAACCTCTCGTTAGTCAGCCCTACGTAGTCTAATAACCTTATCGTCGCACAGATATGGCATTAACCACATCCATACACGATTGGTCGGAATACCATAAACGAGATATTCCTGTCCACTTCCGCTCGCGTAGGTTGTCGAGACAGAAGAGTAACCCTGACGAATAATATTCGTTCGCTCAATAGCGTCTTCAGGGTCAAAACCTTCGATAAGAGCCAAAGCTATTTCATAGCAGGCCCATTCAATTTGAGTAGGAACTTCAGTGTCTTGGCCTCTAGGGAATTCCAATTCTTGACTTACATCTGCCGCAATGATTTCGTCTCTGCTAGGAGGCTCGGCAAGAATTTTTTCGTATGATTCAGAGGCAGCATCATATTCATACATAATCTCCCACACAGTGTGCTTGACTCCTTTGTAATTCAAAGAGTCGATCACTCGTGTGGCTTCGTTTAATGCCTTCGTCCTATCTGATACAGAGGAATCTTCCCAAGACTCACAATGGAGACGGGTAGCGAAATAAGAGTTGGCTTCCGACACTGAACCGTAAATGGCCACTATTCGCTCCCTTTATTTAACGATTTTCCTTCGCCTCTTACAGGTGACTTCTTATCTGTAGTCAGCGTGGTGTCAGTTGCGTTCTCTCGTTCTTCTTTTCCAGAGTCCTGATTTACATCAAGATCAGAGATTCCACGGGCAGCCATACTATCTCCATCCATAGCCGCCTTTGTTTTCAATTGAGCCTCCATGATTCTGGTGGCTCGATTTATATGGTCTTGCTGGGCTTTCAAGAATTCATCATCATCAAAACCCATGGCTATAGAACCAGTTTTCTCTCCGCACAAACCTGACTCAACAGCGGCACGAATAATTTCTGGGTCAGATGTTGTGTACCCAGCATCATCGATTTCTTGGAAAATCCCTTCGATGGTTTCAATGTTTACCTTGCCCGATAGCAGGGCCACAACAATATTCTTCGCCAGTTCTCTCTTAACTGTTCTGCCTGGGACGGCGTACATGAGAGAAGAGAGTTCTTGGGCTTCCTTGATCCTGTCATTATCGTCCTTGAGGCTGTATCTATCAGGATACTTTACGTTAGCGATCTTACGCTTAGCAGGGTCGCGGTTTTCATAAGAGGCCCAGAACTCGGTTATTCTGCGTTCTGCGCCTTCCAAAACCATACCAATGTAGGATAGCCCGGCTTCTAAACCCTGGTCCGACATTTTCATGGCTTCTGCTGATACCGTGCGTGTGCCCACTTTATTCTGGACTTCGAGGTTGATCAGCTTCCGAATATCGTCTTCAAGCTTCTCTTGCAGCTTAATAGACGCCATGAGAGGTTCGGGCGAAGGGTGAATGAAACCGGGTCTTTCGGCTTTCATGTCGTAAAAACGCCCGTGAGTAATTCCAGCACGCCCTTCCTGGCCTGCTCCACTATTGTCGGACGTTGATGTAGTTCCATCGTCGTCCACCATTTTCTTCAAGTGGGCTCCGACGTTTCTATTGTCTCGTTGCTCCGTATAGAACGGGAAATTGGCCATTAACGCATACGCCACATCACTGGAGCACAAGTTAAGCAACGCAACTTGATGTTTGTAAACATCGCGAAGCAAGCTTCCTTTGATGTCAAGCATTGTAAACGGAATGCGTTCCAGTTCAAGATTGATGATACTGCCGTCGTCGTCAGTAAGATCGCCGTTCAAATCGATGGGGTTTTCTTCCTCATCGAAAAGTTTCATTTTAACTAGTCCGGTTTCTTGGTCCCGCCATACAAAACGATAACGAGTGTAACCGCCATTAGGCATTGATACACCGTTAATGAAACCTTGATTATAATCAACGCCGCGATCACGAAGCAGCACGGCAGAAAAATCACCGGGCTCTTCTGGCTTTGCTGTTTTCCAAGAGAGAATATCCTCTACTTGGTAAAAATAACAATAAGGCCGCACATTGCCTTCGTCGGCTAATGATCGAAAACCACTTAACACAGGCATGTCTACATACACACCGACTCGTCCCATGACAAGCAACTCGGTAAGTACATCAATACCAAGGAAAGATTGCATGGACGAACCTTTGTTGTCCACGCCTCCAATCTCGCCTGCACACGCCTTCATGTAATTGTCACTGCCACCCCGGCGAACAATATCACGCAGACGTTGAAAAATTGAGTTTCGGATATCATTTACAGCCGATTTTGCATACGTTTGAATCGGTGTAAAGAATTTACGTGTCTCAAAATCTTGAATCGTTTCTCGCTTGCTAAAACGCTTGAGATTTCGACGAACGTACCTTTGACCGCCTTCATAGCAATCGCGATAGTCGTTCCAATAAATCTCGTCCTCTAGGTAATCGGGATGGCGGATTGCCGTGAGGAACTTTTGATTCTGTGCCATTAGATTACCTTCTCATCGATATCACCGCCCATAGGGACGCCAGCAGCCAGGGGCAGAGCTATCTCAGCATAGTTAAAAGCGTGGGCGAAGTGATCCGGTCCAGTGTTCAAATAAACTGCCTTCGGGTTTCCTTGAGGGTCTTTTTCATACGTTCTTACCATGGCTTTGATATGCTCACGAAACTCAAGAGAAAGATCCGCAGGCAGAATTACACGGTCAGAGTGAAAACGACCCATTGATGCATCGAACCAGTTTGTTCTATCAACTGTTGCGATTGGGGCGCTTGAATCCTCGTCACCAATTGATATTTCCTTCCCTGTTACGCCCGAACGATAGCGACAAAGCCACACATATCCTGGGAATCGTCTTGCAAATCGTCGGGCGTCATTTATCTGGGGGTCCGCATCAAGAACGCAAGCCTTTACTTGCCATTCTCGCATTAGCGGGTCCAGATTCCCGAAGTCGTCACCGGGAACTTTGCCCTCCCAAAGCAACTTACCAAACATAGCAGCGTTCAAATCACCGCCGCTTTGAAGCGTGAACTCCATAATTACAATATGGAGCATTTTACCTTGGTCAACTCCCATCACAATTAAACGGTCAGAACCAAGGTCAGGTCTTTGAGTTTCTT